ACCGGCGAACTCGAAGAAGACGAGTTCTATTATCACGACACTGAAGTGGATGGTCCTATTGCGATGGCCCAAGGCGGCGAACAGCAATATGAAGACGAAATGACTCGTCTTAAATTAAAATCTCGACGAGCGCAGAGAGAGATTGCACAAAAGGGCAGTAAGGGCAAAACACGGTACGGTATTACTGGCGATGCGTTAGCTGGAACAACGCTCAGTGCGGCTACCGTTACGATGGGTTTGTACAGACAATCTAAAGCGTACAGGTACCACTACGGGGGTCTCGAGACTGCTCGCGAAATCGAAACTGAAGGCAAGAATGAACGAGGTAACGAGAGAAATTTAAGAACAAAGACTGTCGTTCACTCCCTCAAAGCGGCCCACCTCGGCACCGGGGCATATAAAGGCAAAAGCACAGAGGTCAGAAAAGCTGCCGCATTGCGCATGTTGCGCAAGGCTGGTGTAGACAATGCAGCGAGTTACCTCTTGGCATCGTTCGGTACTAAGGGTGTCAAGACCACCAACAACAATAACAATAACAATAACAACAACAACAATAACAACAACAATAATAACAATAACAATGATGGCGGCAATGGTGATCAAGCCAACATCACCAACGCAGTTAACGCGAGTAGTCAAATATTGGCACAAGCCGCAACGGGTATGCCGGGGACTGATGGTCCCAACCTGTTGTGGCCGGGAGCACCTTCATGGGTAAAAACCTTTGCTGATTACCAACGCTGGATTCGGATTCGATCAACGCAAACGGGTTTTTACTCAACCATCTTGGGCGGCGGAGGTGGGACCACACTCAGTGGAACCCCGACCGGATCGCCGACTCGTTCTTTGGTCACATCACTAGCGGGAACCTAACGTGGACTACGGATACGACGCGAAGAAAGGCGATCTGCCTGACGCACAAGCGATCATAAAACGCTGTAAGGAATTGATGGCGAAGCGAGAGACTTGGGACAATGTGTGGGAAGAGATCGCGCATTATGTGTTGCCGACCAAGACTCAGTTCACGACTGAATACCAGCCCGGTGCGAAACGCGATCGTGATGTGTTTGATTCGACCGCTATCAGTTCTAATCAAATGTTGGCAAGTGGTTTGCATGGCGCACTGACTGCACCGTCTGGACGCTGGTTCCATATTCGTTTTCGTGACGAAGACCTCAACAACGATGATGAAGCAGTCGAATGGATGGAAGACTGCATCAACCGAATGTACAAAGCACTTGAAGAATCCAACTTCAATGCCGAAGTGAATGAGTTGTATCTCGATCTATGCTGTTTCGGTACGGCAGGGATGTTGGTCGAACGTACCCACAAGCGGTCTGAAGACAGTGACCGACTTGATGACACGTTGAACTTTCGTACCGTGCATCTCGGGGAGATTGCGATCTCTGAAGACTTCGACGGTTTTGTCGACACCGTGTATCGCAAAGTCAAACTGACGGCACGACAGGTGCGCCAGTTGTGGAATGAAACTTTTGAGGTGGGTGAAAGCATTGAACGAGCACTCGAAAAGAACCCGGATCAGGAATTCGATTTCATCCATGCAGTTTATCCGCGCCCGCACATCTCGGAAGTGGTGGACCTTGCGCCAGCAAAGGAAAGACCCTTCGCATCATGTTGGGTCAATGTTAAGGACAAGCTATTAGTGCAGGAAGGTGGCTATTACGAATTGCCATGGCTAGTGCCGCGGTGGTCGAAGCTGTCCGGTGATGTGTATGGATTCAGCCCCGCACTGATTGCCCGTGCCGACATTCGTACATTGAATGCGGCGAAGCAGTTTGAAATGAGGGCATGGGAAAAGAGTATCGATCCACCAACGCTTGCAAACTATAACGGCATCATTGGTGACCTTCGTATGGACCCCGGTGGGTTGACCTATGTGCGTGACGTGAACGGCATTCGACCATTCGTGAGTGGTGCGCAGTGGCAAGTTTCGCAGATCAAGGCGGATGAATTAGTTACCAACATTCGTCGCGCATTCTTCAACGACCAGTTGCAGTTGCATGAAGGTCCGAACATGACTGCGACTGAGGTCCGGGCGCGAATGGAATTGATGCAACAGATTCTCGGTCCGGTCATTGGTCGCATTCAATCAGAATTTTTGAATCCTCTGCTGCAACGCATCTTTATGATCATGCATCGTTATGGGCGTTTCCGCGAACCACCACAAGTGTTGATGGAAAGCGATGCCAACCTCGACATCGAATATGTATCGCCGCTTGCTCGAGCACAGCGCATGGAAGAGGTCTTCGCAATCGACAGATGGTTCCAGCAGCTGGGCATGATGGCGCAGATGTCACCCGAAGTCATGGATGTTGTGGACTTTGAAAGCGTTGGTCGACTGCTTGCCAAACGGATGGGTGTACCAGCTGAAGCGATGCGCAGCGAACGGGAAATGCTCCAGATGAAGCAAGAGCGTCAACAAGCGCAAGCCCAAGCAGAGCAGATAGCAATGCAACAGGCTGGCCTCGAGCAAGCACAACAGGGTGCGGAGATTGCGCAAACGGCTGATGGTGTTGCTCCAGAACAGATGGCAGCGGTAGCCGAAGGCATGGCCGCTTGATCAAACCAAAAGACTTCGAGGTTGTTTGGAAAAAACTGATGGACTCACCTGATGGTGAGCGCATCCTTGATGGGATCACAACGATGTACATGATGCGGTCGTCGCATGTTGCGGGCGATCCTTATGAAACTGCGTTTCGCGAAGGCGAACGAAGCGTAGCGATGTACCTCTTACAGTTGGCCTTAACCGATAACCAGCGATAGGAATAATCACATGGCAGAAGAGAGCGGCGGCAGTATTTTGACGGGCGATGCACCAGTAGTACAGGCAGAGTCAACCAGCGGTGGAACGTGGCGTGAATCGTTACCTGAAGACATTCGCGAAGCGGGTGCGCTGAAAGACATACCCGATGTAGCGACATTGGCAAAGGCGCATGTTGATGCGCAATCCTTCATAGGTCGAAGCGTTCGGATACCGGGCGAAGATGCGGGCGACGATGTTTGGAATGACTTTCGCGGAAAACTGAAAGAGGTGCCGGGAGTGGGTTTGATTCCGACCAGCGAAAGTGACGAAGAGACTTGGAATAATTTTTATAACGCGATGGGTCGACCAACTGATCCGGGTGGTTATGAGATTACTCGGCCTGAAGGGGCGCAGGGCAATGCAGAGATCGAAGCGCCTTTGTTTGAGCAGTTTCATAAATTGGGCCTAAGTAACAAACAGGCCGAAGGCATGATCAACTGGATGAACGAAGGCAATACAAACTTCGAGCAAGAGCAAATGGCTAACGAGCAACAGGCAACCGAAGCATTGAAGTCTGAATGGGGTCAAGCCTACGACACCAAAGTTGGTGATGCTCGCCGCGCACTGCAACATTATGGTGGACCAGACTTAATTGATGAGATCAACGCAATGGGGTTCGGAAACTCACCCGCATTGATAAAAGCATTCGCACAAGTTGGATCGACGTTGAGTGAGGATGCAGCAACGAACATTGAAGGGCATCAGCAAGCACGACTGACACCGGCTGATGCTATTCGACAAATTGGCGAGATTCGAGCGAATGCAAATTCTGCATTCAACGACTCACGTCATCCTAATCATGCTGACGAACTGAATCGCATGCAGCGGCTTTACCAGATCGCTTACAAAACTGGTGATGACGATGCACCGGATCAGTTTGAACAGCGTTTGGCTGGATAACCGAAAGGCCCAGTAACCTACGACCGGAGGTCGTCGTCGAAAGACGTTAAACATAGATGGGTCCGAGAGGGTAGCTCGTCGAAATAAAGGTGCCGGCGCAAGCCGGTTTTTTTAATTTTGATGAGGAAAAACTCTCATGGCATATACTGGAAATCTCTGGTATGCACAGCAATATCAGGACAATGTTATGCAGCTGGCCCAGCAAAAGGGTTCTGTGCTGCGCAACTTGGTTTGGACCAAAGAGGCGAATTCGGAGAAGGTAAATTTCGAGCGTCTTGCTGGCACCGCTGCTGTTGCAAAGACCACACGTTATACCGACACACCAAACGTCGAGATGGTGCACGACAGACGTACCGTGACCCTGACCGACTTCCACTGGGCAACCATGCATGATTGGACAGACGATGTCCGCATGCTTGTCGATCCTAAAAGTTCGTACACCGAGTCTGGTGCATGGGCAATGGGTCGAGCCATTGATGACAACATCATCGCGGCAGCCCTTGGCAACGCAGTAACTGGCGCGGGTGCTACGGTTGCACTGCCAGCGGGTCAAAAGATTGTTGAGTCCAGTACGGGTGGAATGACATTAGCGAAGATCCTTCAGGCAAAACGTCTGATGGATGCGGCTGAAGTTGAAGCCGAAGATCGCTACTTCGTTCTTGGCTCGCGTCAATTGGAAGACTTGCTGGGTGTTACTCAGATTACAAGTGCTGATTACGCAGCAGTTAAGGCACTTGTACAGGGTGAAATTGATTCCTTCTTGGGTTTCAAATTCATTCGGTCTGAGCGACTCGCCACAACTGGCACGACAAAACGTCAATGCATCGCTTTCCAAAAGAAAGGTCTCGGACTTGCGATTGGTAAAGATGTAATGACACAAGTCGACACCCGACCGGATAAATCCTACGGGTGGCAGGTTTACATGGCATGGGCCATGCAAAGTACACGGGTTGAAGAAGTCCGTGTTATCGAGGTGCAGGCTCACGAAGCCTAAGTCTCACTCTCCTGTGATGTGGGTGATGGGGGTCTTCGGACCCCCTGATCCTTTTTAGCTTATGGCAATACGAAAACGAAATTACCGGAAAGAGTACGACACCTATCATGCTCTGCCGAAACAACGAAAGCGAAACAATGCGCGGAAAGCTGCCCGCGCATTAATGCTTAAAGCCGGTCGCGTCAGAAAAGGTGATGGCAAAGACGTGGACCACAGAGATCGAAATCCTAGAAACAATTCAATGACGAATTTGTCCGTGAAATCACCGAAGGCGAATCGCGGTTGGCGAAGGAAGAAAACGTAAATGGCACTAAGCAAAATTAGCCTTATTAACGATGCCCTGACGTATCTCGGAGCCGACCGTTTGATCAGTCTGACTGATACCACGACAGAGTCGGGCGTGATGAACCAGCTGTACGAAAGTTCACGCGATGCAGTGATGAGGGCATTTCCATGGAACTCTTTGATTCATCGAGCGCAGTTGACAGCGTCTACAACGACACCATCGTTTGGTTTCGATTACCAGTATCCGCTGCCGACTGATCCTTATTGTTTGCGTGTGCTCGAGATGAATGAGACCAACCCAACGGACCAATGGAAAGTTGAAGGTCGCAACGTCTTGACTGATGCGTCGACTTGCAAGATTCGTTTCATAGGTCGACCGGATGATGTGGGTGACATTGATCCGCTGTTGGCTGCGGCCATCTCAGCACGATTAGCGGCTGATGCGTGTTACACGCTGGTTCAAAACGGAACTGCGCAACAGCAGATGTGGCAGCTGTATGCAATGAAGTTGGACGAAGCGAAGGGTGTCGACAATGTTGAATCCTCGAGAGACTACTACGTCAACACAAATCTCGAGAATGTGCGCAGCGGTGTTCAAACGAGTGGTTTGCGTGTCGGACGGGCATGGTGGTAGATGGCTCGCGCTAACGAAATACTGACAAACTTTCTGACGGGGGAAATGTCGCCCCTGTTGCATGGTCGTGTGGATACTGAGCGTTATGGTAATGCGGTCAAGACTTGTGAAAATTTCACGGTCAAATTGCATGGTGGACTCGAGCGGCGAGCCGGGACACACTTTGTTGCGGAGACAAAAGACTCGAGCAAGAAATCGCGTTTGATTCGTTTTGAGTTTAATCGCGACCAATCCTACATTCTCGAGTTCGGCGACGAGTACATTCGTTTCTTTACTCAGAACGGCAAGGTCGTAACCTACGCAGTTGCTTCCCCAACGATTACTGCGGGCGGCAGTGGTTATACCAGTGCGCCGACCGTCACTTTCAGTGCGCCGCCACAAGGCACGACAGCGACCGGGACTGCGGTGCTCGCAACAGATGGTGTTGCATCAGTATCGATAACGGCTGGTGGTTCAGGATACACCGCTCCCGAAACAACTCCGGTAACTTTTAGTGCGCCGCCAAGCGGCCTAACCGCAACGGGAAGTGTGACCATTTCAGCTGGTGCAATTACAGCGATCACCGTTGAGAATTCTGGAAGTGGTTATACGACGGCACCAACCATAACGATTGGTGGTACGGGTTCAGGCGCAACCGCAACGGCAACGCTGGGCGCAAACGGTGTCGGCAGTATCACGATCACCAATGCCGGTACGGGTTACGAGACCCCACCGACGATTTCATTTAGTGGTGGTGCTGGCTCGGGGGCTGCGGCCACGGCTACGCTGGCGACAACTGGCACGACGCTCGAGATGGGATCGCCCTACACCGAAGCGCAGCTGGGTGAGATTCAGGTCGCGCAATCAGCCGACGTGATCTATATCGTGCATCCCGAAGTCTCTCCAAGGAAGTTGTCTCGAATCAGTAATACGCTGTGGACGCTTGAAGAACCATTCTTCTTCTCGAACGACTCCACAACCCTGTCAGCTGCTATCACGTCGACAACTTCGATGGCCGCTATACAGATGACATCGACGGAAAAGTTTGCAGAGAGTGGTGGAGTTTTCAAAGTTGATGACGAACAAATCCGATACACGGGCAAAAGCGCAACGGAACTGACCGGGATCACTCGAGCACAGAACGGCACGACCGGCGCAACTCATACGAATGGTGCGTTGGTTCAAATACCCAAGTGGGATCAAAGCAAAAAATATCCTCGCGCCATTACGTTTCACCAAGAACGATTATGGATGGGTGGAACGACCGAAAAGCCGCAATCAATCTTTGCGTCGAAGACCGACATCTTTGAAGACTTCACCATAGGCGCGAATGATGCTGATGGTCTCGAGTATGCGATTGCTTCGTATCGGATTAACCGTGTTCAGTGGATGTCCTCAACTGAGGTATTGATTGTTGGAACGGCTGGCGGCGAATTTAAGGTGTCGGGTGGTGGTGCCGCACTGACCCCGTCGAATGTACAGGTCACACGACAGACTGCGTATGGTGGAAAGAATATACAACCGAGGCATGTTGGTTATCAGACTTTATTTGTTGATAGCACCGGCACAAAGATTAGAAGTTACGAATATCAGTTTAATCAGGATATCTACGAATCTGAAGACTTAACCTTTCTAGCTGAACATATCACTGCTGGCGGCATTACCGAGATGGCGTATCAGGCAGTGCCTGACGAGATCATATGGGCAATTCGTGGCGATGGAATATTGCTCGGAATGACTTATAACAAAGGCCGGTCAATCGTTGGTTGGCATAGGCACGTCACTGATGGCACGTTCGAGTCGGTGTCAGTTATTCCACAAGCGACCAGAGACCAAGTCTGGGTCGTTGTTAAACGAACAATTGGTGGAGTGACGAAACGATTCGTCGAGTACTTAGACCCGGACATCAATGTCGATTCGGGACTGACTTATTCAGGTTCAGCCATTACGAACATTACCGGGTTGGGACACCTTGAAGGAAAGACCGTTTCCATTCTTGGTGATGACGCAGTGTATCCAGACGCTGTGGTTTCATCTGGTGCAATCACATTATCAAGTTCGGTAACAAAACTTTCTGTCGGTTTGAAGTACACCAGCACCATGACCACGCTGCCGGTCGAGGGTGCAAACCCAGCCGGCACTGCGCAGGGTCGTCGTAAACGATGGAACGAAATTTATGTCCGACTGAATAACTCATTCATTCCGACTGTGAATGGTGTTCAACCCCCGGTGCGATCACCGTCGACGCATATGGGGTTGCCTGAATCAAAGATGACCGGCGATGTTCGAGTTCAGAACGTGGGTTATGACCTCGAAGGAAAAATAACGGTCGCTCAATCATTGCCCGGACCAACGCATCTGTTAGCGATCTTCGGCACCGTGTCCGTGAATCAAGGATAAGAAATATGTCAATTGCTTTGATAGGGTCCATCTTTGGTGGCTTGATGAGTAAGTCTGCGTCAGACAAGGCAGCACGTCGCGCTATCGAGGTTGGTAATGCGAATGCCGATGACTTGTTAGCACTGACGAAAAAGAATGCGAGCGAAATTAATCGTATTGCGGGACTTAATTCAGACGCAATAATTCAGACAGCTAATTTGAATGCCAATTCGATTGTCGAGGTTGGCAATGCCAATGCAAAAGCCATTGCGGAAGCGACAGTCGATAACATTGGTCTGGTCACAATTGAAAATGCCGAGATGTTGCGCAGACATGCTCTACAAGAAAAAGCGCATGCAAGTGAAATTCGCGCAGCGACCGGCGCATCAGGTGTTCGAGGCGGGCAGGGATCGCCGCTCGAGATTCTGTATGAGGCAGTAACCAGCGGTTATGGTGAACGGCAGTACATGGCTAAGTACGCCATGATGCGTGTGATAGCGATGGGCAGAGAAGGTTCCCGACGTGTGCATCTAACCAAACTCGAAGCGAGCATGAAAGCACGACTGATGACTGAGGTCGCTGGTCTACAGGCTGCATTGACTAAAGAAGAGGCTGCGAGTCGGGCAACCATGATGGCGAATGATGCGGAAGCCAATGCAGCATCGTTGCGTCGAGGTGGATCACTCATCGCACAGCAAGCCAGAGCACAAGGCACTGCATCTCTTGTCAGTTCAATTATGGGTGGATTCAACAGCTATATGAAATACGGTGGTGGTGGTTCTCTTTTCGGTGGTGGTTCGTCAACGTGGCTTAACCCTGATACTGGATTCAAGGTGACTTACTGATGAGACTTCGACGATTTAAGTACACCACCTCGACTGACCTGTCGAGAGCAATGACGCAACCCGTGTTGCGCAGTGCGCCAACGATGCGCAAACCATTGTTGCGTGATGAACGGAACTATATGCGCGACCCTAGGTCAGGACAGCGTGACATCAATCTCGAGGTTGCTGCTGCTGGTGCTAACGCAAAAGTATTCAATGCGATGAGCAGTGGCTTGATGCAATTGCACAACACCTTGGCTGCGGCAGAAGCGGAAACGTCGGCAACCAATGCGCTGTATAAACATAAGATGAAAGGTCTCGAGGTCGTTGCTGATCTCAAGTCGCAAGCCTTGTCACAAACCATCACGACCACTGATACGTTGGGAGTGACGCATGAGACCCAAGCACCGACCTATCCAAGCGTGGTGGGCAACTACAACACTTCGATGAGGAACCATCGCACGGAACTGGCTGCGACTCTACCTCGGGCAGTTCGTTCCAGCTTCAACAATGCTGCCATGGCAGTCGATGCTGCTTTGGCTAAAGAAGCCAACAATATTCAGTTAAAAAAGCAGATGGAATGGATAAGTTTTCAGGCCCAAGATGCGTACCTGAATGCAAAAGATTTTAAGGCAGTTGACAAACTTGACCAAAATCAAACATTTCATTTTGTTTTGGGTGGTGCCACGGTCGCCACGATGTCTGCCAACAGAAAACGACAGATTGCTCTCGACTCAATCGGCGCAGATATTAATGCTGCATGGGGAAGTGAACGTGAACTAAACAAGATCGCATCATTTTTTTCTTTTCCCGACCATGTATTTGAGGAGGATTGGTTCCCAGATGACTTCGGGGATAACGGACATGCAGACCAAGATAGAGCACATGGTTTAAGCACTAGTCAGCCGGGAGGGAAAGACAAGTCGTTTGCAATCTGGAATATATTCAAAGGGGTTGACCGTTGGGGGAAGCTATCTCTCCGAGATGTTTTGTCTAATCTACAAGCGGCTGACATGGATGCTCTTCGTACCAAGATAGAGGGGCGCATTGATAACCTAAAGAAAATTAACGACGAAGAAGTCGAGAACAAGGTCAATTCTTACGCACTTCAAATTGCAACGGCTGACGAAGCAAGGTTCGTTTCTTTATCTGCTGGACACAACAATTGGTTATTGAACAATCCTGACGTTACTCCTGCACAACAAGAAACCTTAAAAAAGGTTCTTCAACAAAGAAATCAAGGCCCACTCTTTGACGACCAACGCGATTACGCAAGGGTCAGAGATTCGCTTGTTGATTACACGGTTGGGGAAATCGTGATGGAAACGGGTTTGACTTGGGCAACTCGGGCAGATTTGATAGAAAAGCGTGAGGGTATTGAACGCAGCGGCATGTTATGGAGTTCACAATCGAACCAATTCAGTAGTGCTGGGTATGAGGCGGCACAAAAATTAAAGCGTCACCATGATGTTCTGGACGTTGTCGATTCACCATTAAGTTTGCGATACATGCCCAATGCGCAGCGTGAGGAAAAACTACAGAAGATTAAGAACTATAACCAGAAGTATGACGAATTAGAAAAACACCTCAACACACTCGATCCACACCTTAGACCTTTAGCGGCTCGCAAATGGGTCAATGACTATATTGATGGTGTAAGTAAGTCAGACGTTGTTACTCCCATCCTGCCAAGAGAAGTTAAAGGTTATGCGCTTTCGTCTGATCCTGAAGTGAATGCGCAGATGTTTGAGCAATATGTAATTGATGCGTCGGGCGGAACCCTTACCAAAGATCAACTCTTGAAATTACCGAAAGGTGCATATCGGACCCTTTTCATCGATGCGGCGAAGGGGTTTGGAGTTGACCTCGAATATCCCGGCACAACAGAAGACGATGATTCGTTGCAGGAATGGTTAGCAAAAGGCAGAGGCACTGCCGATGAGTGGTTCTCGTATTACAAGGCAGCGATTCGGGCGAGGGATTAAATGTCTGACAAATTCAAAATAGAGATGCAAGCGGCTCAAGAACTTGATCTTGAAAAGGCGCAAGCAGAAACGCTAAAAGCAATCTGGGAAGATGAGGTCGACATTCTTGAAGAAGAGTTGCGCAATGATAAGACATGGATATTGTCATCTCGAATGCTTTATCGATTTAACAATGGTCGTGACTTTGTTGGTGATGATGCGGCAGCGGCTCAATATGGCTTAGAAGAGATGTCGACCTTCAATGCGGCATTTACAAATCTCGACCCCTTCAGCAAAGACGATTCAAAAGGATTGCTCGAGTACATGGCATCGTTGAGTGATGCGACTGATTCTCAGAAACTGGCGTTTGGTTATTTGTCTGAGGTTTATGACCACAAGGATATTACGGGCAAGGGTGTGTGGCGCGGATTAAAAGCCATGTTCCAAGACCCGACCAACCTTGCTTCCTTTGGCGGCCCAATGGCAATCGCGGGCAAGTTTGCTGGACGACAAGCGGCAAAAGAAGGTGTTCGGTTTTTCACGCGAAAATTAGTCCAGAATCTAATGAGTAAAAGAGGTGCAGCAATAGCAGCTGCTGATGGTGCGGTGATCATGCAACAAGATGATTATCAACGGCAGAAGTTGGAAGCTGGGATCGGTGGTGCGCGGGAAACGTCGTTCTTTCAGCAAGGTGGTGAAGAGGTTTCACCTTATTCAGATTCTGATCCTGATATTGAGTTTGGACGCAATGCATTGATGTCGGGTACAGGTGCATTGTTTGGTTATGGATTGACCAAAGGCCCAGCCGCTGTTCGAGCCGCTGTCGATGCATTCAGCGACGTTGCAACCCGTGATCCCGGCGGCATGGTTTTACGTTCAGGCATTGATCCTGAAGCGGGTGTTGCTGGTGTTACGGCTGCGGCAAAATCTCTTTTGTCTGACGAACCCGTTACCCTGATCAATGCACTGAAGCCGGTCCCGATGGCAAAGGGCATTGACGAAGAGATTATGGGTGTTCGGACATCTAGTGCCGAGGCCGCGAAAGAAGCCCGTAAAGGCGGCATACCTTTGGTATCGTGGTTACGGACTGATGCGACTGTGACCGAGCCGCTCGGGACTAAAGGTGGATTCGTAAAAGAGATCAATAACAAGAATGCAGATGGTGCATATGCTGCATTGGATAATGCAACAGCACGTTACCCAGACGCAGCCGCATCAGAAGAATCATGGGCTGCATATCATGCTGACCTATTAGGCAAGAAGGCTGGTCAAGCAATTAAGGTTCCAGCCGCGCCACATAACCTGATTCGGTACGCCAACAATCCTGATGACTTGGTCAGTGTGATGAGTCATATCACGCCTGACCAGATCAAGATGGCCGGTGATGGTTTGGCCGATACAACACGGTATGGAGAGATGTATGCCGCTGGTGAAGTCAGCGAAATGGATACTGGTCGATTGTTTCTGTGGGGCATCCTTTCGAGAATGAAAAGTGCATATCCACAAGAGGCTGCCTTTCTAGACACTATTCAGCATTCTGACAAGGCTGGAAACACAATCGATACATTTATCCAGAAAGCGATTGATGGTGAATACAGTGCAGCGGATCAGAAAGCGTTTCTGAAATGGGCCAAGTCAGCACTTCCGAAAGGATCACCGGGCCGCATGGCAGTTGATAACCTCAATTCGTTTGGTCGGAATACATTGCCCGCACTGAGCCGAATGACAGATGGAGAGACTGCCCTAGCAAGACTTCATCGAGAAATTTCTAATCCTGAAATCTCAGGTCAACAGATTCGCCGAGACTTTTATAAATATGCCGAGAAGTCGGGCATCAATAACAAGGTCTTGTCATTCATGTTGTTAGCAAGTGGTCGCCGCGACGTGATGGTTCTGGATCGAATCCAGTTCAATCATTTATGGGATGATGGCCGGTTCGGTGGTCACAACCTTTACACCGCATCAACCTTTCTCGATGAGTCTGGTGCAGTCAGAAAGACTGAGGCAAATAAACCAATGAGTGTCGGTGGTTCTTCCATAGGCGCGATAGGTGATAATGCGGTTGGGTTGGCGACTTACGAAGCGGTAGAAGCCCAGTTAAATAAAATATTGCCAGATGTGTATGCGAAGCTGGGTCGTGAATATGGTGGTATTGGACAGTGGCATTGGGAATCATGGGTGCTGACATCTGGTCAGGAAGTGGGTCACGAATCACTCAAGCATTTCAGCAAACGTGGCGTACCGGCTGCTCGAGAAGGACGGTACGACCAAACAGCTTATGGTGCGCGATATACGACTGGTCCTGAAGGTCCAAGAATCACTATTCCTAATAGCAAAGGTGAAGAGTATTCGTTTGATTTAGCGAGTTGGGACAAGTACAAAACGACTCTAACTCAGCCCAAAACTGGTATAATTTGGAAGGGTTTCAAACTGGCTGATTTCAAAGAATCAAACAAGGCATGGATAAACGATGAACGAACCGACAAAGGAAAACTCGACCAACTCATCTCCGAACTTGGAGAACCTGTCTCCGGCAATGAGGTTGCTAGTGGGGCTGTCAAAAAGGGAACTTCCAATCGCACCGGACGAGGTAGAAAGTGATGGCGATCCAGCCAACGACAGCAACTGACGAATTACAAGTCACAGATTCCACAGAAACCCCGGGCCAGCCCGGGGTTTTTTCGTTAGGGCAGGAAGATGCTGATGTAAGTGCTTTTCTTGATGACGAAGAACAAATGGTTTCGTGGCTGAGTCCTCATGTCGTCAAAGCAATTGTCAAAAATGGTGTAGGAACTAATCCACTTGATCCTGTTAGTCCGGGCAAGGTGTTGCCAACTAGGCCAGCAGAGGAACGTGCGCCTTCAACTGCCCCAGTAAAGCCGTCACACACGACTGAGCCAACCGAAAGTGTGCCGACTCTTAAAGGTGGAATCAGCGACCCAATTCAGAAGTACGTTGCTTTAGAAAAGGTCAAGATAGAACCATGGCCGAAGGTTGGTCAGATTGAGAAAATGTCGGATGAGGAAATCGCGGCATTGGCTGATCGTAATGCGGCGACGATCAACTTGGCAGACTTGGCCGATTATGATGAAACGATGTCACATCAGATTCCATGGCATCTGATTGACTCTGATGAAAAGGTTCAAAGTGTTAGTGCTGCCTTGGCAGAAAGTGCCAAGAAAGAGATAGAGGCTGCTCGAGGTGCGCCAGTAACGCACGAACAAATGCGGGCAGAAGCAGAATTAGAGATAGCCAAGCTGGCTGATGAGGTCGATGTGCCGACCGCATTTCTTGTGTCCTTTCTGAAGCGGAAGTCTGGTGGTGAGTTACCAGCAAGGCAAGAGATTCTCGCAACTCGGATGTTTTTGCATAAGTCGGTCACTGCTTTGAAAGAACAAGCATGGAAGATTCACAACGGTGAATCTACGGCTAAAGACAATATGATGTTTCTGTCGCAGTGGGAGTTCCATAGACAATTGCTTGCTGGCTATATGTCAGTTCGCGCCGATTGGGGTCGTACTGGGTCGGTCTTTCGTGGCGCAATGACGATGACCAATCCGGGTGAAGCTGTCGATTCAAAAATGATCGAATCACCGGGTCTGCGCAGAATGGGCGCACGTCGAATGGAAGAATTGGTAAGGGCTTATTCCAGCACGATGGATTTAGAGAAAGTGGTTGCCCAAGTTCTCGCCATGGATGATATGGGTGGTGTCAATAAACTGGTTAAGGCTCAAGCCCAACATATGAATAAGTGGGGTGCGGCATTTACCGAAACTTTCTACACCTCAATTCTTAGTGGTCTTGGAACTCAGATCACCAATGGTCTGGGTGGTGTTGCAATGATTGTGAAGTCGGCAGTCGATTTACAACTTGCGGGCCTGATGGGTATTTGGAGACCGAGGGGCGATAAGGTTTACATGGGTGAGGCAGCTGCGGGACTTATTGGCGGCCTATCGTCATGGCGGCGAATGACTGCGGCAGCATGGGAAGTTATGAAGACCGGCAATCCTTATGGTGGTACGCAAAAGTTTGAGCAAATAGGGAAAGCCAGTACGGCTGGCAAAGCAGTTAGTGCCGATGCGTTTCTGAAGCGGAAAAATCCGAATGAGAGTGTTGTCGGAAAACTCATTAATGCATATGGACATACCCAACGCTTCATGCTCGAAAGGGTCATGGGACCAATCGATGCTCTGGTATCGGTTTATTCAGAACAAACGACACTTGCTCACATGGCTTATCGAGACATGATGGATGCCTCTGCCAATTTGGATATGTCAACGCCCGAAGGCAAGGCACAGGCATGGACTGTTTTGAATAGAAGCCTGACCGAGCCTAGCCAACGCACGATCGATGATGCTGTTGAGATGGGTGAGTACAACACATTCAAGGGTGAGTTGGGGAGTTGGGGTAAGGCGATGCAAAAAGCAGTGGATTATCCGTTGCTGCGTATCCTTGCACCATTCATAAAAAGCCCGGGCAATATGTTTAAGGTTGCGTGGCTCGAATCAACACCACTTGGGTTTATGGCAAAAGAGTGGCGTGACAAGGCAATGCCAAAAGCTGAGTTTGGCCCGATGGGAAAAGACTACGCTCCCGGCGCATTACAAAAGGCCGACATAGCAAGATCACGATTACTTTTTGGTGTAGGCGTGATGGGTTATTTCACTGTCCAAGCGATGGCCGGAAAAATTAGTGGAAGTGGTCCGAAGAACTATCAGCAAAGAAAAGAGTTAGAGGATTCTGGCGAGGTTTTTAAGGCCGTCACGCGAAGGGATGAGTCTGGAAAGATTATCGAATCATGGAAGTACGAAGGTTATGAGCCATTTGGAATGATTATAGGATTGGCTGCTGATCTAGCGAGAGTAATGGAGATCGACCAGTTCCATGAGTTGGATGCAACCGTGAAAGAAAAGGTGGAAAAGGTGTTCTATGCGGGTGTCATGGCGATTGCCAATAACAGTTTGAATAAGGGCTACATGATGGGAATCCATAATGCGATGAAAGCCGTGGATGACCCAGATCGGGCTAGTCGTTGGGCAGCGAACATTGCCAATGCCATGATTCCGATGTCAGGTGCGCGACGTGATCTACGACGATTCGTTGATCCGATGAAGCGCCAAACGATGGACCTTTTAGACAACATTATTAACAACGTGCCTTGGTTATCAGACACCTTGCCTGAAGGGCGGAGTGTGTATGGGGACGCGATACCGTATTCGTCCTTTTATACCAATCGGTTTGAGCACAAGCTGATCGACCAAACCCCATACATGGAAGAAATCGTCAGGCTGAACAATGTGACAGACAAGATCGTGATTGGCATGCCAGACAAGAAGATTGATGGAATAGCACTCAGTGCGTGGCAGTACGATGAATTGGTCAGGTTACGGGATCATCCCAACGCTGCTGGCATGAACTTCAAAGAAGAACTGATAGCGTTGATGGCAGAAGAGTCATACCAATCAGCAACTGATTACGAAAAGGCTTTTGTCATAGGTCGGATGACAAAGGATCGAGATATTCTGGCTAGGGAAATATTGCTTACTCAGCCTGATGAAGATGTTCCCGGTCGGCTTAAACATCAGGACTTGGTAGACCGACTCAATTTCCGCGAGATTAACCGGGCCACGGTCAAGTCTGAGGATCACACTGCCCGTGATGCCTATCTCAAGAGTATTGAAGAACGGAAACAAACCCTCGGATTTTGATGACCTGTGGACAGCCAATTTCAACAATCCGCTAAAGTTAAAGTGAGGACAAAAATGCCATGACAGTCGCGAGCACCGCAAACAAGATTTCATATACTGCGAGCGGCTCGGACACGTTCGCCTATACCTTTAAGATTTTCTCTGGCGAAGAGTCCAGCCTCAACGTCTACGTTGACGGCACTGCCAAAACTCTCACCACCCACTACACCGTAACGTCAGCTGGGGAGACCGGCGGCGGCAATGTGGTGTTCACGGCTGGAAATGTCCCAACCTCGGGCCAGAAGGTTGTGATCGAGCGGGTCATTGCCCGCACACAATCCAGTGACTATACGGATTACTCCAAGTTCCCGGCTGAGACCCTCGAGGCCAACATTGATCGGTTGACCTTCATCACTCAAGAGATCGATGAGGAAGCAAGTCGGGCAATCAAGTTTGCAACCACGGTCACAGATGTCGGCACGGTCGAGGTTTCGGCGGACGCTGCGACCAGAGCCAACAAATTATTCCATTTTGACGCAAGCGGAAATTTATCGACGAGTGTCGAGGTAGGTCAATGGCAGGGGAATTGGGCCGCATCCACGACCTATGCTGTGCGGGACTTGGTAAAGGATTCATCTAACTCTAATATCTATATATGCGTGGCCGCTCATACGTCGAGCGGATCGACACCCATATCCTCAAATGCTGATGCCGCAAAATGGGCATTGATCGTGGATGCGGCATCGGCCGCAACAAGTGCGACTGCCGCGGCCACAAGTGCAACGGCAAGTTCGACCAGTGCTGACCTTTCCGAGGATTGGGCGACCAAGACTTCGGCGGCAGTTTCGGGGTCCGATTACTCCGCAAAAGAATACGCTCAAGGCACCCAAGCTAGTACGGGTGGATCAGCGAAGAACTGGTCGCAACAGGCTGGCGCAATCACAGGTGCCGGTGCGAATGATCGTTCGGCCAAGAATTGGGCGCAGGGTGCGTCGATGACCGGCGCGACTTTGGGCGGCAGTGCAAAAGATTGGGCGCAGACAGCCGAGGACTCGACGGTTGATGGCACCAACTATTCTGCGTTGCATCATGCCGCAAAGGGTGCCGCGAGTGCGGCGACAGCGGCAATTCATGTCGCGAGTTGTCTAACCCATGTTTCGACTGCAAGCACACATGCAACATCGGCCGCATCTTCAGCAACATCAGCGGCGGCAAGCCTGACGAGCTTCACAAACATCTATCACGGTGAAAGTTCGACAGCACCGGGATCACCGACTGCGGGTGATCTTTGGTTTGATTCAAGTTCAGGAGTTGACCTCCTGAAATATTACGACGGCTCGGCATGGGTTGGAATCGCACCGGGAATCACAACGGAGTCCGACCCGAATGCGGCGGCACTCGCACTAGCGCTAGGGTAAAAGCATGGCAAACACTTTCAGACTAAAGACGGACACAGCAGTCGGTACGACGCTCACCACTGTGTATACGGTGCCGACATCACCAGCAACCACGACCATCATCATCGGTTGTCTTCTGACCAACATCCACGCAAGCGCACAAGTTAAGGCGAATGTGCAAATCGTCACTGCATCATCTAGCGGGGAAAACGCGGACGATGTTTACCTAATCAAGAACGTACCGATCCCTCACGGCTCTAGTTTGGAGATTGTGGAAGGCAAGATCGTTATGGAGCAGGGGGATCAACTGAAGATCGAAAGTGATACGGCGGCATCGATTGACTGTGCCGTTTCGATTTTGGAGCAGACCTAATGGCGTATATCGGATCAGCGGTTTCCAAATCCACTGATATAAAACGCATCACTTTTGCGACCACGACAACGGGGTCGGGTCCGTTTGCTCTTGGCTGGACTCCCGCATCAGAGAACACGTTGCGAGTCACGATCAATGGTGTGGTTCAGCAAGACAATTCCATCAGTCTGAGTGGTTCAGACCTATCACTGGTTGGTGTAAGTCTAGTTAGCGGTGACGAATTGGAAGTGCAGGGTATTGTTGATGTCGGTGGACTGAGTGGCATTCCTGCTGACGGGACAGTCACCGAAGGCAAGATCGGCGGCGGCGCGGTGACAGCGGCGAAGATTGGAGCGGATGCCGTGGGTTCGAGTGCTATCGCAACAGGCGCAGTGGGTGCGAGTGAGATTGCGGCGAACTCAATCACAGTGGCGCAGATGGCAAGAGCGGGAACAAGCGGTCACGTTTTAACAAGTGCGGGAACGGGGGCTGATGCCGCTTGGGCCGCCGCGGCCACTGCTACAAACGCTCCTGCTTTTGAGTATCAACTGCTTGCTACACAAACCATCGCTGATGCTACTTGGGGAACAATAGAATTTGCTTCACAAATTTATGATACAGATGGCGCGGGTGGAACTGTATACGATACGTCTACCTACACTTTTACTGTTCCAAGCGGTCAAGCAGGAAAATACTTTATCTATTGTGGTGTTGTTATTCTGGCTACAGCAGGAGGCAACCAATCAAATCACACGGTAATCTTATTTAAAGATAAGGATGACAATAACGCTGGTACAGCGGAGTTCAACCCTAGTGGTCATGGGTATATGACAACATTAAATATTACTTCCGTTTTTGATATGGCAGTTGGTGACTCATTAAAACTTCGGGCTTATATGGACACCGCTAGTGGTGGCACGGTAACTATTGGAAACGATGCATACCCAAGAAGTTATTTTGGTGGCTTCAAGATTATAGGGGTTTAATATGGCAATTACATCTAAAGGGTTACAGGAGCTTGGATTTGTTCCCAATAAAGATTTTATTTTAGATGCAGAAAAGGACATGGAATGGCTGAGCGATCAACCCCAACCATCAGATGCAGAGATTTCAGCAGGTCAAGCGTCTTGGGATGCTAAAGAATATGCTCGCAAACGCAAAGCAGAATACCCATCAATCGATGAGTGCGTTCACGCAATACTTGATGACGATCTTGTTGCTCTGCAAGAAAAACGAGCGGCAGTGAAAGCAAAGTATCCGAAGGGTTAAGCGATGACAAAGATCAGATCAACGAACATTCTGGATGGTGCGGTCACTGCGGCAGACCTTACTGATGACACGATCACAGTTGCCAAAC